GCCGATCAGTTCGGGGTCGTAACCCGCAAACCCGGCAACGTCACCCAAGGGGAATACGGTATTGTCGGCATCATCCGCCACCACGACAGCACCGACAACAGCGGTTTCCATCGTGCGGATGTAGCGGGGGCCTTCGCTGTACTCAAGGGTACGCGAGCCGTGAAAGTAATCACTTGGCATCTTTGTTCTCCAGCCGTCTCACGACGGTTATTCCAGTTATAGGATTGCCCCGCCTCACGGCGGGGATGCGGCTTACGCCTGCGGTGCTGGCTGTGCTTGCGCTGCAATCACCGCCGCTGCTTGCGTCATCGCCAGCAGCCCTTCGATTACTGTGTCTTCGTTACTGATGCCTTGCGCGTGCTGCACTGACATAAGCTCGCCCACCTGCATCATCGCGACCACTCGTTCGACAAGCGGCATCATGTGCGCCGTGGATTCTTTCAGTGTCTTGCCCTGTTGCGCCAACTGCACCATTGTCATGATTTCGGTCATCAGAGAGACAAGCGCATTTGACGTTTTGCCGACGAGCGACATCGACGAGCGGGCATGATCGCCGCCGCCGAATTTCGCCGCGATAGCGTTTTGAGTCATCATTTTTCCAAACGAGGCGGCGACATTCGGCAATCCAATCAAATCAGCATCGACCGCTGGTCGCGCACCTTCTGGCATCGCCACACCGTCACGCAATTCAAAAACGGCTTTGTTATCGGCATTAAAGCCGATACTCTCCACCCCGTCCGGTAATCCTGTGCTGAATTCCGGCATTACGTCGAAAAAAATCTTCATGCTGCACCCCTTGTGAATGGCTTTGATAAAAGTTTAGACAATATCCCGTTTGAATTAGCTTTGCTGGCATGAGCAATATTACTCGACATCGCCAACCTAACGGCTCTGAAATCAATAGTTCCAGCACTGTATTTTTCATGCAGCACTGAAATTTTCTTACGCAATCGGGCAATTGAATTTCTACGCAGCTTGCGTGAATTCGGAAGAATTCTATAGCCAAGAAAATCCAACGCCCGCCCATGTTTTGAGGCTATCGGGAAAATAGCTGTTTTGCCGTTTAAGCAAAGCCCCAGATTCTCAGATAACCACGATTCAATGTTATTTTTCAAAAATGAAAGCGAGCGACAATAATTCAATCATGGATTGCCGAATATCAGCACCCAGTACAAATTTTTCGGATTTTGGAAACTGCCTTAAAACAATGTATCCGTACCCGATGATGCGCCGCTATCGCGGCGCAAGCAAAACACAGGAAACAAAACTCAAGACACAAACGCGGGACGAAAGCCGACATCGCTGTTCCGATTCGACGGCGCACTGCCGAGATTGAGCGCACCCAAGCCCGAATTCGCGCCACCGTACCAACTACAACCCCGCAGCGGGGCGCGGCGACCGTAGTTACGTACCCAAATTGCGCCCGCCGGGGCAGTCGTGCTAGAGACGGGGATAATGCCCGCCCGCTTTAGCGCAACTGTGCCTGTGCCAGTGAGCGATGCGAAGCCAGATACGCCGCCGATCACATCGTAAAGAGTGCCCGCATCATCACCAACCGCGCCGTTGCGGATCAAACCTGCTGCGGTGGATGTGACTGATGGCGTACCGTTTGCAGTAGTAGATGTGCCATTAAAGTAGTATCCCGTCGCAGTTATAACGGAGCCGTTATCTGCGGATAGCATAATCTGACCGTCTTGCAGCTCAAATTTCTGCAACTGCTCCCAGACGTTGCCCACAAGATCAAAGATCCCGGCGTTATTGTTATGCGCTGATTCCCTGCCCATTGAGCCAGCGTTGGTTGATGCCGTGCCACGACCCGACAGCCACGGCTTGACGTGCGATTTGCCGTAATTGGTGTTACCCAGCGGTTGGTATCCACTGACGATGCTCAGGTGCATTAGCAGCGACCAGTCCCAAATACTCATTAGTCGGTGCTTGCCCGCATACCCGACAATTTCCGTGTTTCGGCACTCGATTATTTCCTCATCCAGCGTGCGCCCAGTGCGCGGGGTTGAAGCGGGTTGCGAGACGATTTCTCCGTCAACCATCGATGCTGGATAAGCGGCAATCCAAAGAGTGGATTTCTCAACGCCCGCTTCGATAAACGCTTCGTGAGTACCCGTGCCAAGCAAGCCATCGGGGCGTAGCTGCTCGTATGTCATTTTCGGGATTCCGAAAAACCACGTCGGTTGACCGCCCAATGTCGTGAAACAGCGCAGGTCGCCGAAGGGACTGACATTGCCAGCCATGCCAGCCACTGCGGTTTCAACGGTCTGTGTCAGCTCGGCTTTTTTGAGATTGACCGATGTTTCAAGCTCGGCTTTTTTTGTGTTAATTAAACCGATCTGATTGGTAAAGATTTCAGCCATTTCAGCGGCATTTGCAATGCCTGCCGCGAGATTTTCATTAAGCGTTAGCATACAACTGTTCCTGTTTTAACTTGATAATAGATAGGGATAACGAGCCGATGGCGGCAAGTGTCGAGGCATGTATCTCTTGCGTTCCGGCTAGTTCGTTTTCAAATTTTTGCGACATAAATGTGATTGTGTCGCTGCCGCGCTGTTCGGAGTCAGCGATTTCTGCATTCAACGATGTAACGTCTGCGGCATGAGTCGACTCTAGCGATGTAACGTCATTTTGCAGGTCAATGATGGCTAGTTGCTGCCGCATTATCGTTAATGTTGCCGCTCCGGTGGCGGCAAGCATCACCGCCATTTCCTCCTCAATCATCAGATTAAGGGGGAGGTTCTGGTGGATGATTTCGATGCTGTTGGCTGGCAGTGTGGCAAGCGTCAAATTGACCGCAAGCAGCGCATTGTCAAGCACATCGGTGACGGCATAAAGTGATTGCGTAGCATTTCCGTAAATAGCAATTGTTTGCTTATCAGAATCACAAATCGTGAATTCCGAGAAATTGAAATCTGTCCCGTTATGGGCGTTTTTTACATCAACCACACATTGCCATTGGTATGGCGAAACCTTCTTTGCTGTAAGGATTTCGATGTAACCAACTGGAGATTTGAGGTTTTCACTGGTGGCGCGGCCCGCGTCATCCAGCTCAATCGACTGCAAACCTTTCCCAATGCGGATGTATTTTATGGGGATGGCAACACCCGGCGCGTTACCGAGGGCGCGTTGCATCCCCAGCACGGTCGGAACTGGCTGGATGTAAATCATAGTATCACCTCAATCCGGTGCAAAGTTGTGAGTTGGGCTGCCATGCCCAACAGCAAGGGCAGGGGCGAAGCATCCGCTTGGGTGCAGTTATGCACCGCATCAATGCGGTGGAGCGTGGCGAGTTGCCCAGTTATACCAGTGCTGATCTGGGCAGGTGCCGCCATAGCTGCGGTTTTGTTGTGGGTGGCATCCGCCCGATGCAGTGTTGACATCTGTCCGGTACTGGCGATGGCAAGGGTTGCTGGTTGCGCCGTGGCGGCAGTACCGCGCTGGGCTGCATCAGCACGGTGGAGCGTGGTCAGTTGACCGCTCATACCAATTCCAGCCCGTACTGGACTTGCTTCGACAGCCAGCCGGAATGTGTAGTGGATAGATGCCCGCTTGCTACGGTCAATCTGCTCTTTCACATCGCGTACCAGTTCCGCACCGAGGATGATGTCAGCATCTGGCAGGATAACTTCATTCACCCACAGCGTAATCTGCATCGTGCCGGGTTCGCCGCTGGGTTCGGCTTGCCACCATTCGACGATTTCAGCACGAATGCCCAATGCCGCCAGCGCATCAACCACGCCGCCGCGTGTGCCTTTGTGCAGGTGCATTTGCAACGAATTGGCACACACGGCGCGTTTGGTTGATTCAGGCCATTTAGGATTCCAAACATCCACCGACAGCGCATACGCCAGCCACGGGAGAAATTCCGCTGGGCATTCCATCGGGTCATACAAGCGGCGGATAACCGCCGGATCAGCGCGACAGTATTTTTCCGCTGCATCCTGTTCCAGTGCCAGCTCTACGCCCGTGGGGTGGGGTAGCAGGGTTTTAAATTCACGGCCCATCATGCACCTCCCGAATGGTTAGCCCGTCGCAGTACGGGGCCTGATGGGTGGTGATTTGCAGCGGCAACACGGGGGATGTGACCACAGCGCGGTAAACGCCGGGTTGGTGCAAGGCTGCATCCACTCCGCTTTGCGCTATCCAATGCCCGATACGTTCGGATTGCGCCCGGTAACGGGTAAATGCGGCATTGATCGCCGTCAGCACGGTATCGGATGATGGCCCCGGATACATCCACACGTCAGCGGATAGGCTGTAATGCACTACTTCCGCGCTGCGGATGGTGATGCGGTCGCCCAATACGCGGGTGTGGCGGTCGTGGATGGCGGTACGCACGGTTTCCAGCAGTTCCGCGCTGGCTGTGCCGTCGCCGTCGTGTGACAGGACGGTGATCGTGATGTCGCACGGGGTCGGGCTGTAAACGTGTGCGTCCTTAACTTTGCCGGATGCGGACAGCGTGTTAAACAGATACCAACCTTGTGACCCACCACGCGCAAACCCCTCAATCGCCAACAGCATCCTCACCCGAAACGCGCCATCGGTTTCCAACACCGCAGGGGCGGTATTGGTCGCTGGGGTGACGGTTAGGCGGGTAATGCCGTAGCGCAAGGCAATGTGGTCAAGGTCGCTGCTCGTGGCAAACGCGGGCATGGTTGCCAGTGCCGACTCGTTGACGCGCTGGCGGAACAGCAGCTCGTGGTACGTGTCGGCTTGCAGCAAGCGGGTGGCGGGGTCGGATTCGAGGTCGAGATAGTACAGACCGGCCGCTGCATCCAGCGGGATTTTCCAATAGCTTTCGGTGTCGGTTTCTACCAGTGTAGCGGGTATCACCGTGGGTTTGGTGGTGGTGTCGAGTAGTAGCGGTTGCAGGGCGTTGACGTTGGTTTTACGCCGCGCCAGCAGTTGCTCGTAATCAATCCCTTCCAGCACTTGCGGTGGTGGCAACAGGGCTAAATCTTTGTCGTGGAACGGGAATACGCTGCTCATGCGGCCACCCCCACGCTAATTTCCGCACCATTGAATAGACCAACCAGCCACAGCGTTAAACGCCCTTGCATTTGACTGGTGTTGTCTTTATCCACTTTTAAGCGGGTGAGCTTGAAACGCGGTTCCCATCTGTGGAGGGCTTCGGCAGATGCGGCGAATACCGCCGCTACTAGCGACGGTGTGATATTTTGGTCGAGCAAATCGGGTAACTGGCTGCCGTAGTCACGGCGCATGACCCGTGTGCCGATAGGTGTCAGTAATATGTCAGCAACGGATTGTTCGAGGTGTTCGAGGTCGGTTAGGACGCGCCCTGTCGTTGCGTTCATGCCCATTTGTTGCTTGCGGCTGGCGATGGCTGCAATACGGGTAACGGTGGCTACGCTGAGGGTTGAAGTCCGGGGTGTTTGGGTGGTGCTGGACGCACTGGCGAGCAGCGCATCCAGCTTGGTGTTGATGGATGAGAGTGCAGCCGTATCCGTGGCACTGTTGCCAGTGCCGACAAGGGCAACCATGTTGGCTGCCATTGCTTCAAATGCGACCACATCACTCATTCATCCGCTCCTTACACGCTAGTCGTGCCATCTGCGTTAGGCAGACCCGCAGGGCGAGTACGACCAGCCCACAGGCGATTGATGAAGCCAGTCGCAGCCGTCGCGCTGCTTGCCTTCAGCTCGTCACGGGTGATGTATTCGCCGGAAACGGTTGCCAAGTTGTCGATACGACCACGCTCAACGACAATAGCAGCAGCATTGGCTTGTTCGGCGGCTAAAGCACGACCGGATTCGGCAGTAATTGCCGCTTCGAGG